TTTCACCTGCTGCTCCTGAGAAAGCACCAAGAGGAGATAAAGCTCCTGTTATTCCGCCTAATTGCTTGAACTTGTCAACAACGATAGTTCCTGCTACATTAGGCATTACATCCATGTAAGACATATAGTCTTGCCCCATAAATAAGGGTTCAATAATTGATTTACTTACATCATATTTTTCGATGCTAGGTAAATTTGCACTTGTTAAAGTCGCCATATTTTTCTAATTTTTAATTGTTATTTTAAAATTGATTTAGCAAAAGCATCCCACTCATTTACAACATCCTCCGTTGGAGTTATTGCAGGGTCAGAATCACCTTCAACATTAGTTTCAGTAGCTTCTAGTTTTGCTAACTTTGCTTCCATATCAGCAACCTTATTAGTCAAGTCAGCAATAGTGCCTTCTTTTTCACTAATAAGACCTGCTAATTCTTCTTTTTCTTCACGAAGTGAGTTAGCGTTCTCTTCAAGCTCTTCAAACTTGTTAACGATAACATCATTGTCAGAAATAGAAATAGAAACTTCGTTAGAAGGAGTAGAAACATCCTCTCCTTTAACAGCGTTTAAGATTTCATCTTTAACACCATTGAACCAAGTTTTTAAATCTTCAGTCATTTTAAATGATTTAGTATTATTATTTAATTTCAATTTATCATTAACCTCTTTTTCGTCTACATTAGTAAATTTAGAAAGGTCAAAAGATGCTGCAACTTTCATAGGCTCTGTAATTGTATCTACAAAACCATATTCCATTGCTTCTTCACTTGACAACCAAGTTTCTTTATCCATCATATTAGAAAGTTGTTCAGCCGAAAGGTTGGACTTCTTAGAATATATCTCAATAATTTCATTCTTAATTTTGTCAAGTAAATCAGCAGTTTTACGCATATCACCTGCTTCTCCTGCCGATTTTCCAAAAGGGTTATGTATCATAAAAAATCCGTTTTCTGACATCTCAATATTATCTCCTGCCATTGCTATAACAGTAGATATTGAAGCAGCCAAACCTTCAATCTTAATGTTTACATACCCATTGTGAGAGCGTAAAGTGTTGTATATAGCTAAACCATCAAATACACTACCACCAACAGAGTTGATGCGTAATGTGATGTCAGCAGTTCCAACAGCTTTTACCTCTTCTATAAAGTTCTTAGCAGAAGTTCCGTAGTCACCTATCTCATCATATATAGATATTTCTACAGAGTTATCCGCCTTATTTTCTATTGAATACCATTTGTTCATTTTGCAAAATTAATAATTAATATACTAATTCCTTCGCAGAAACTATCCAATTACCTTATATTGTAATCCTTATTAAATTTTCTTTTGTGCTTATAGATAATATTCTGTATTGTTCTTTCTGACACATCATACTTTATAGATATATCCATATATGTAAATGTGTAGTTGTTTTCATTGGACTTTAATATTTTATCAAAATCCTGTATTATCATATAATCTCTAATTTTTCTTGGCTCTATTAAGCCTTTTTCGGCAAGATGATTTAAGACATTTTTTATACCCGCTTCTTCAGAGTATTTAGACTTAACTTGATTGTATATTACATCTATAAACTCTTCTACAATCTCGAAGTTATTTTGCCTTATCATATACAAATATACTAAAAAGAAGCCTGACTTTCAATAGCAGATATTCTATTTTGTATTTCTGTTACATCACTTTCTACCATAATTACCCTTTGAGTTCCTGTTGAGCCACTAACTAATTGTTGTGCTGACATCAACTCTCCACCCATCGCAAACTTCTCTCCACTATTGAGTAAACCACCATCAGCAAACTTTACACCATTGCCATTGTAACTATTTATTGCAGATAGCATAGGTCTAAACATTGATGTTGATTTCTTGTTAATAATTGCTTCACCACCCTCAGCTTCGTGTATTCTACCACCAACTCTAAATTTAACACCACCATTAGCGTGTGAGTTACCTTGAAACATACCACCTCTTGTTAGACCACCTTCAGCAAATTCACCGCCAATACTTTGTGATGACTCAGAAAATTGATTACCAACACTACTTCCACCTCCACCTCCACCGCCAAATCCACTTATGGTTTGTGCAAGTATAGTTGCAACAGACATAGCAGTACCTATTTTTGATTTAGCAATCAAAGGTGCAAACATAGCTTGACCTGAAAAAGGAATTAAAATAACATCAGCAACAGCAGCTCCTTGCTCTACAATAAATGCTGCTTTAGCTAGTGCAGAACCTTCTTCAGCTAAAGAACCAATAATTGAAGCACCTTTAGCAACAGCTTGTACTTTTGCCAACTCTAATGCTTCTTTTGCTTGTTTTTCTGACTCAAATACTTTCTTTTTTCTCTCAAACAAATCTAACTCTAATTGCAACTCGAACTCTGCTTGTTGTGCTTTTAAAGCCATATATTCATCGCTTCCAACTTGAAGGTTAGCTAGTCTATTAGTAAAATATTGCCTTTCTATGTCTTGCAGTTGAGCATTTAAATCTTCTGCTGATATGAGTTGAGCTACATCATCTTCTAATTGCAATTCTTTGGTGTCTTGTAAAAACTGTTGTTTTATAAATAGCAACGCATTATTTTTTAATCTTTCGGCATTTACTATAGTTGCACCTAATCCTCCTTCACCTCCATTTTGACCTTTTTTACCACCTAAATCATCTAAATTCAATCCTAAGTTTTTAGCTGCAAGTGCCACCTTATCATATTCTTTTGCTAGGTCATCAGCAGCAGTAGCATTGTTTGCTATAGCTTTATTTGTTTTTTGTATATTAGCAATTATTTGCGCCTTTGTTAACAATGTTTCATCACCTTGCCTTCTATTTTCAGCAGCTATTGTACTTTTAGATTCTTCAACCTTAAGAAGTTGTTTCTCTGCCTTTGTTAGCTCAACCTGAAGGTCTAATGCTTCAACTTGATTTTCAATTTGTTTTTTTCTAACATCTGCAAACTTTTCTTCAGCAGCTATTAATGTTATTTTATCCTGATAAGCCTTATTAGCATTTTTTTGTGCTATTTCTAACGATTCTAAATTATCTTTTTCCGTTAAAATATTAGGAAGATAATCTATGTATTCTGTGTTTATTTGTTTTATTAATTTTTTTCTTGTGTCAGCACTAATATTTGTTTTCTTCAGGGTGTCAAACAAATTGTTCATAGCAATCCTGTCTTTTTCCAACTCATCAGCTATTGGAGTAACTGAAAGCTCTTTAAAATTTTGCATTAAACTTATAACTTTTGGAACTGTGTTTACTAAGTCAGCAAAAAACTCTAATGTAGATTGAATTGCAGGAGCAAACTTTTCAAATATAAATATCCTAAGACCATCAAGTGCTGAATTAAATTTTAACAAAGCACCATTAACGCTGTCTTGTATTGTTCTTGCCATCATATCAGCAGCACCCTCAGCATTATTGTAAGCTGCTATCTGCTTTTCTAACATATCAATATTCTGAATCATTGTAGATATTGCAGCTACCTGTCTTACATCTACTAATTTAAGCATCTTTTCTACATTAACACCTTCATCTCTCATTCTTTTAAATTCACGAACCATATCTGAACCTGAATTTACTGTGAATCCAATAGACTTGGCTAAGTCAGATGAGGGGTCACCAAGTTTAAGAAATATATTACGAAGTGATGTACCTGCAATAGATGCTTCAATACCCGCATCCGTAAGAACACCAAGTGTAGCTGTTGTTTCTTCTAAAGATAGACCTAATATTTTAGCAACAGGAGCTACTTTTGTCATAGCTGTTTGAAACTTCTCAAGTGTTAATGCAGAACTTGAAAAAGAAGCAGCCATAACATCAGAAACTCTTGTTGCTTCTGTTGCGTCTAAACCAAAACCTCTAATGGTAGAGCCAATTACTGTTGCTGTTCTTGCTAAATCTTCACCTGTTGCTGTTGCTGATAATAAAGCACCTTCTTGAACTTTTAGTATTTCTTTTGAAGTAAATCCTAGTTTTGAAAAGTTAAGCTGTAATCCTGCTACCTGCTCTGCTGTAAAGAATGTAGAACGACCAAGTGCTTGTGCAGATTTATCTAGCTTTGTAAATTCTTCCTTGTTTGCTCCTGATATAGCTCTAACTTTTTGCATTTGAAACTCATAGTCTTTAAATACTTTGAATCCTTTTTGAAGCTCTTTGGATACCATTTTTGATATTTGCACAAAGCCAAATAAAGCAGTAGTAGCAGCAATAGCTCCTTTGCTCATA